TACAATAAGACATATCGTGTTTTTAAAGTCATTTAATTTTAACGCAGATATCACAGATGCATTTTTTGTAGATAGTGGGTTGACGTATGATAGCACTGCGACAACAACAATATCTGGATTAAGTCATCTTGAGGGTGAGCCAGTAACAATATTAGCAGATGGAGCAACACATCCTAATAAAGTTGTGTCAGGTGGTCAGATTACCTTAGATAGAAGTTCCAGCACAGTTCATATTGGATATAATTATTCATCTATTGTTGAGACACTGCAGATGGAAGCTGGTGGGGATGATGGCACATCCCAGGGTAAAATAAAAAGAATACATGGTGCAACGGTTCGTTTCCTTGAAACAGTTGGTGCAGAGTTAGGGCCAGATGTTAATAATTTGGATAGAATACCATTTAGAGACAGCAGTATGTCTATGGATGTTGCTGTGCCATTATTTAGTGGTGATAAAGAATTATCCTTTCCATCTGGTTATGAGAATGATGCAAAGATTGTCGTAAGGCAAAACCAACCCTTGCCAATGACAATTACAGCTATTATGAGAAGGTCAAATACATTCGATGCCTAGATTAGAAGTATTTAAAAAACATCATCTTGACCAAATAGATTTGGGCTTTGATATGCCAGAAGAAGTAAAAGAAAATTTCATGCGTAATGGTAATCCAAAAGGGCTAACTTTGTTTGATAATGATATTATATTAGGTCTTGGAGGCGTTCATTTATTATGGGCTGGTGTAGGTGAGTGTTGGATTTTATTATCAACATATGGAAAGAGCAAACCACTAACCGTAGCAAAACATTCTTATCTTTTATTTGATGATATTATGGCAGGTGAAAATCTTAATAGAATGCAAGCTAGTGTTGCTGTATCAGATTCAAAGGCTTTGTCTTTTGCAAAGTGGCTTGGCTTTGAAGTAGAAGGTTTGATGAGAAAGTATGGCTCTGATGGTGAAGATTATTATAGACTGGCGAGGATAAGATAATGGCTCCTTTACAAACACTCGCTATTGGTGGTCAGGTTCTTGGCGGTATCATGGGCGCAAAGGGCATGAATAATGCTGCAAGAGCAGCACAGCGAGTAGCAGAATACAATGCACAAGTTGCAGAGAGAGAAGCAGTCGGTTTAGCTCGAGCAAAAGCTGCTGAAGAAAATAATCTTAGAAGACAGTCTGATAGACTCATAGCAACACAAAAAGTGGCAACCGCAACATCTGGCATAGAAATGTCGGGAAGTCCATTACAAGCTCTAGCAGATACTTATTTTAATACAGAAATAGATGCGCTTAGAATTCAATATTCATCTGATATCGATCAGACAAGAACCGAAGCTTCTGCTGCATTAACAAGGGCAGAAGGGAAAGCAAGGGGTTCAGCTTTAAGAACAAAAGCTTATCAATCTCTTTTAGAAGGTGGCAGTCAAGCTTATTCAGCAGGAGGGTTTGGTGAGTA